GTACAGATGTTATTAGAAAGAAGGCTAGTCACGGCAAGTATCCAGTTGTTGATATTTTCTTTATGACAGAAAAAGAAGCTATGAGATTTGTTAATAACAATCCTAAAGTAGTTAAAGTTGCTGTATATTAAAATGATTATTGATAATACCATTGGTTTTTTTGGAATTTATCATCATAATTGTATTATTAATTTAGGATTGCCGAAACAATTCTCTGATCTTTATTCCTCTGATAAGTATAAAAGCGTTATTCTTTGTCAAAAAGATGAAAATAATGGTTATTTATTGACTCAAAGCATTTTAAGCAAAGACAATATGACCAAGCCTTATATGAGAAGCTATTATTTTGTTGATAAACAAAATCTTAAAGAGGGATACTTGAATGTTGTAAATAAGATTGACTCTAGTGAGAAAATCTTTTATCTTTTAAGAAGCAATAATAATTCTGATTATACTGATTCGGAAAAAATTATTGAAAAATGGAAGTTAGAGATAAAAAATGCCACCCAAGAATCAAAAGATTGAATTTTTAACAGATCATCTTGCTAGTTTAAATCATTGGCGAGATCAATTACTTGCTCTTGAGAAATCCTATCATAGTAAAGACCCCGAAAAAGAAAGAACTTGTCGCAATATGTTAAATAAGTATTTAGATGATGTTTTAGCGTATAATAAAAATATTAAGGAAAAGCCTAAAAACAAGGTGTAAAGATAAATAGAACAATATTATGGAAATCGCAATTTTATCAGCTTGTTTTATTTTAGGTGGAATTTTTGGGGTTCGTATATGAACTGGCTAATCAATCTTTATTGGGATGTTCGTTTTAAAATTGAAGATGCAATTTCTGATTGGAAATGGAATCGTGAATTAAATAAAAAAGATGCTACTTTTGCTGATGAATATAATGATGAAGTTGTAGCTTCTTGGGAAGATGAAGAAACAGAAGTTAAACCAAAGAAAAAGAAAGCCAAAAAGAAAAGTGTTAAAAAAGCTAAAAAAAGCGTTTAAGTGGTTGCTAAATTTAAAGTTGGGTTGTGGTTGTTCTGGTTGTAGTTGCAAAAAATAATTCTTGATCTAAAAAATAAATTCGGTTAGTATATACTAACTATGGCATTAACAAAACAAGACTTAAAAGAAATCAGAATGTTTCAAAATAACTTGAAAAACTCTGGTATGAATCCTTGGGGAAATCTCAAGCGTGGTAAAGATATGAAGATTCCAACTATGGGTAGACCCAAGAAAGCAATATACAATAAAGAGGATGCTGTTGAGCAACCTCAAGAGGAAAAGTTTAAAAATAAAAAATAATATATATTGACATTAATACATATATATACTAATATTAACTTATGAATACAACTAACACGCAATATACTTGGCAAGTCAAAGCTACGACTGGTCAGCTTGTTGTTGCTCCCAAGAGTTACCCAACTCTCCGTGGTGCAAAGATCGCTAGTAAGCGATTTGCCAACAAGACTGGTGGTGCAGTAGTTTCTGTTTCAGCCAAGTAATGTAATGGTAGGATAGATGGTTCAAGCCCACTATCCTATCATATAATTTTATGTGGACTCCAATAGAAATTTTTTGCTTAACTTTCCTTTTCAATCATTCGCCAATGGCAAGTGAAAGATTATCAGTTAAAGAAATAATTGAAAATCGTGAAGCTCAATTAGTTATAGAAAGCGTAACATTAAGAAAATGATTCCCAAACCAATTAGAGTTATAGGCTTTATATTATATTGTTTATTTTGGATAGCTGTGGCGTTTTTGTTTATTGGTTGTGCGAGTGTTTCTCAAGTTGGTAAAGATGAGGGTTGGTTTCCTAATGGAATGAGCGAAGATGCTCAAGATTATCCTACAAAATATAATATGATGGATAGTCCAGATGGTCGCAGAAATCCTAATGCTCAAGTAAATATTTTTGGCGTGACCTATTGACGATTTTTAAATTTGCAGTATATTAAATATATGAGCAAAAAAGTAAAGAAGTTTAAGAACGCACTAAAGTTTTACAATAGTCTTTCGGGAGACGAAAGAGAAGTTGTTACTCGTAATTATGTTGAGATGAGCAAGATGGATTTGATTGAACTTATCTTTAAAATTAAAACTAATTATAATGATCTTGAGAAGATTGTAAATGCTCACAGAAAAGATTTAGCTTATTTTGAGAAAGAAGAAAAGAAAAGCGAAAAAGAACAGCAAAAGAAGTTAGCCGAATTTAAAAGTGGCGTAAGATATAAAGTAACTATCTATACTATCACAGATGATATTAGCAACAAACACGGCTCAAGCTCCGAGCATATTCTTGAATCTTATGCAGACGAAGCAGAGAACGATGCTCACGGATGCGTTACCAGAGAAGAAGATGAAGATTATCTGACAGATGCAGAATTAGACGATTGGGCTGAATTTAATGGAGCAAAAGAAGAATTAGCAGAGTGGAGAAAAGAAAGAGATTTAGAGCAATTTGATATGAAAGGTGAGGAAGTTGTAAAGAGAAAGTCTAGAAAGTGTTCCTAGAATGAAGAAAATTAAAAAAGATAAATATACATTTCAGTATGAATATGCTGATGAAATTGGCAGAGAAACAAATCATAAGATTACTTTTAATGCAACAACTATTGATGAAATTTGTTGTAAGTTAAGAGATTTCCTCAAAGGATGTGGATATATATTTGATGAAATAGGAGTGATAGACTATGACAAAGAAGATGAAGATGAAAAAGTTTAAGAATATTAAAGATTTCCTCAAGACTTGCTCTGAGGATGAAAGAGAGTATATCTATGATTTGTATAATAATGCTTCAGTAGCAGATTTAATTGATTTACTTTTTGAACATTTGCCAGCAGATGATACTATACAAGAAATTCAAGAATACAGAGAAGAAATGGAATGGGACGATAATGAAGCTGAAAAATCAAATAAAGCCAAGAGAAAGTGTGATTGTGATTTTGTTGGATGCCAAGGTTGTTAAATGAAAAAACAGATTCCACAGATTAAATACAGCAATCTTAAATCTATTACATCTTATGTTGCAGATTTACAAGGAGACGAGAAAGCATTTAAAATATTAAAGAATGTTGGTAAGAAGGTTATCACAGAAGAAGAATATATTATGATTGGTTTTAGGTATATATTCTCAAAATCAAAGAATAATAAATTTGAATTGACTTCTATCAATAAAAAGTTAAAATCTAAAAAGAGATGAAAAATAAAACAATATCTAAAAACGACCCTTACCATCTTAAAGTAGGTAAATTCAAGAAAAAGAATGTATTTGATACTCAAGTAGATATGGGAGATCGTATGAGAGATTTTTTCCTTGGCTTGGGCAGAAGGGTAATTACAGAAGATGAGTTTATTAATATTGGTTTTAACTATGCACTAATTAAAGGCTTGGGCGAAGCGAAAAAGGTTAAAAGTAAAAAGAAATGACATTTAATAATTTTCAGACTAATGCTAGTAGAACTGCTTTTTATCCAAGAGATTTAGCGGGTGATGGGTTATACTATACTACTTTAGGGCTTGTTGGTGAAGCTGGTGAGATTGCTAATAAAGTTAAGAAGGTAATGAGAGATAACAATGGAAATCTCTCAAAAGACGCTAAAGCTAGTATTGCTGATGAACTTGGTGATGTGCTTTGGTATTGTGCGAGTTTAGCAGATGAACTTGGCGTGAATCTTGAAGATATTGCAGGAAATAATGTAATTAAACTTGCAGATAGATTAAAAAGAGGTAAAATAAAAGGAAGTGGAGATAAAAGATGAATAAATTAATATCAACTATTATATATGAAATCGGCTTTTTTGTTGGAGTCATTCAAGGGTTATTCTTGGCGTTTTGTATTATGATTGAAAGAAACACAAGGCAATAACAATGAGTAATTTTGTTAATGCAAATCCATTGAATTATGATGCCAAGTATCCTCAAGTAGCCGAATCTACTAACGATGATGCCAAGATTTTCGTTATGGAACGAAATGAAGGTAGGGAAGTAATGTTTCAGATTGAGGATGGAACTCAATACTATGGTAGGATTGGTTATGTGCCAAATAGTGAACATTATTGCGTTGTAGTTGATAGAAACGGAACTCCTTGGGAATGGTATGTGAGAGAAGAAGCACTTCGCTTTGTAGAGGATATTGGCACTAAAATAGGATGAATTGGAGTTTCTTGAGCTTAATTGTTCCATTATTTGCAGTATGTCTTGTGGGATGGTTTATTTATCTAATAAGTTATAAATAATATGTTTTTTATAGTTAATGATACTTTGACCTATGCTGATCTAAACCTTACTATTAGCCTAGACCTTACAATATTCTTGTGCAGTTTCTTGGCACTATTCTTATTGAACTGCTTTATTTTACTTGAAATAAAGAATATACGAAGGTATATTAAAAAGAGAGGTGAAAAGTAAGATTATGTCTTTATTAGGTATGTATTTTGATATAGAAGGGTATATATTTAAACCATTTTACCTGCTACTAGGGGTGTTATACTTTATAGTGTTATTAAGTTTATTAGGAGCTTTGTATATTATGCTTTATATAAGAAATACTCTAGAGAAGATACTAAAAGACATAGAGAAGAATAGAAAGAAGTATAGTAGAATGAAATAAGTTTGTTGTAATATTATATATATTCTATAATATTACAATAGTCAAGATCAAAATACTTAAATAATATTCTTTTTTTATACTTTATCTATGTATAATAAGCTAATAGCTAATGAAATTCAAATCACTAGAAGAAAAACTAGAGTTATACTATGATAAGCTAAAACATCCAGCAAAAATAATAAATAATTGGGCTATTATTGATATTGATGCTTTTAATAAACTTAAAAAAATAACACTAAATAACATAAATAATGTAAGTCAAAGTGATATAGATAGAATAATAACAACAGAAAACAAAAATAACTACATAGTAATTAAATATAACCCCAATTTTATTGCTACTAAAGTAATAGATAAAGAATATGATTACTTATTAAAGGATTGGGACTTGATAGCGGTAGATAGAGAAACTATGTATAAAGGAGAGCCAGATAAGCTAATGACAAATAAGGAAATAATCAAATTACTTGGTTTTAAGTTAAGTAAAAGAGCAAAGGATAATTTAGAATATTTTAATTAATTTTAGTGTTATTTGTGATTTTTTCTTGACGAAATAACATATTTAGTTTATTATAATATACTTGGAAGCCGTGACCCAAGGAAGCATAGGTTCGTGGTGATCCTAGCATATAGCGAAAACCACATTTACTAAAGATTATGCCTGAAATAACTATAACTACTTTAATGATGTTAAGTGGATTGGCATTACTCCATTTTACTAATCATATTAAGTAAAATAATGATCTCAAATAATCAAATAACAACTTTGTCCGAGGACGAGCTAACCTATCTTTTTTATTGTTGTAAAACTGAATGGGATAGTTTAAATATGGGGTATGAATTTGATTGGTATATACTTAAATCATTTAGAAATAAAGCTATTCATCCAATGTTAAATAAATATAGTGGCAACTTGACAGATGAAAATAAAGGTCTTATAATACAAATACTAAATAAACTAGAACAAAATATCTAATTCATAATATGAAATATCTTTATCTAATACTATCAATCACTTGTTCAGCTTATGCTGGAGAATTACGCCCAATGGATAGTCCTCACTTTATAGTGATAGTAAGGGAATTTACATTAAACCTTGATGAAGAAGATAATAAAAATGTAACACAAAATGTAAAAAATAAAGATAATGGAGATCATTTTAGTTTTATACAAAAGAAAAGTGGAGATGATTTTGAAACAAAGGTAAATAAATATATGAATAATAAATATGACACAAATCAAGTTACTCCAGAATTCTCATTCAAAAAGGCAAATAAATGAACCATTTAACAGCTTGGGCAATTACTATCACAGCTTTCAGTTCGGGGCTATATGGAATTTATAAATACATTCTTGCGAAATACTATTTTACTTATGATTTAAAGCCTATTCACTATTGGTCAAATAGAAAACAAAAAATAAAGAAAAGATATAAGACTCTTAGAAAATATAAAGCTAAAAAGCGAAATAGCTATAAAGCAGTAATCAACAAATACAAACTAATATCTCATAAATAATGAAAACATTTTGTTTTAGCAGAGAACAGCTTAGTATTTTGATTTATGCTCTTGTTGCAACAAGGGAACAAATAGACCAATCTCAACACGCAGAAATAGATAATCTTATATCAATATTAAATAAGTAATTGACTCTATTTAAATAAAGGTTATACTAAATATATGAGTCAATATACAGATGAAAATTTTAAAAGAGAAGATTGGGAATTAATTCAAGATGCTATTGTTGATCAGATCTCGTACCTTAAGCATAGGCAACAATATGGGTACGAGGAGCAGGTTGAGCGTCTAGAAGCTTTGCTAGAAAAAGCTAGAATTAGTAGATTAGTTGCAAATAAGGGGTAATCAAATAATGAATTACTATTATATTTTTGGTGTTATTTTTGTAGTATATCTTTTAAATATTTTCTTAAACAGAGATTGACAAAGTTTAAGTTTAGATTATATTGGATGTATGAGCAAAACATCTAAATCTAAAAAAATCAAAATGCCAAAGATGGATGACATCATGGCACAAATTAAAGCAGACCAACTAAAGAAAGCAGATAGAGTAAAGTATCATGCTAATCTGTTATTCGATACCCTAGCACAAACAAAAGTCTCTTCTATTGAAGTGTCTTTTGAAGGTTGCGGAGACTCTGGGCAAATCGAATCAGTAGATTATACAGACTCCAAAGGCAAAGGTATAGATGAAGCATATCTTAATAAGACTATTGTTAAGGGTTCAGAGAAAACATCCTATCACCAATGGGACGAAAAGAAAAAAATGCTGGTCAAGACAGAACCAAGAGAAGGAAATGTCAGAGAGATCGTTGAAGAGATATGCTATGATAAGTTAGGTGCAAGCCACGGCGGTTGGGAAATCAACGAAGGTAGTTACGGAACATTTCACTTTGATGTTGCTGGTCGCAAGGTGACTCTCGAATACAATGAGAGGATAGAGGAAGTTCGGACTAGTGAGGAGAGTTTCTAATGGCTAATCCATATCACCATTCATTATCGTCAGCAAAGAAATGGGGTGGTTCAGCAGAAGATTACCAGAAGATTCACGATTGGTTTGATGAGAGTAAGATGATGATGGCAGACTTTCGCCATCGTGCCTTACGACATCACGCCGAAGGTATCTTTATGTGTGAGAGAATATTCGGTAATACCATCACACTATCTAATGGTAAAAAGATTCCTACTCGTTGGGTTGGTGAACAGCACATAGCAGAGGACTTGGGATTCATTCCATCTATGCAAGATTGGCTTAAACACATTATGCCAGAACCTTGGATGGGTAAAACAAAAAAACTTGATGTCGAATTAAATCCAGTATAATATAAAAATATGAACATAGAACAATACTTACCTTGGCTTCCTTATTTTGGCATATGCACTTCAGCTCTGGCTATTTTGTTTTTTCAATTAAAAGAATCAATAGAATATAGCTCATTTAAAAGAATAGCCAAACAAGCAGGAATAAGTGAGTCTGGTTATATTATATCTAGAAAAAAAGAACAATCTGAAGAAGAGAAAGAATACTTGTCTAGAATTAATCTTATCTTTTTAAAGAATGGACTTGGAGTATCTTTTTGTTTTAATATTACTTTGTTATGCGTAATTTGGGCAATATACAATAATTTGGTGAGGTGATGATGGTCATCGGTGGTTGCTTCCGTTAAAGCAAATCGTTTGCAAGTACCGAAAAACTTGCGCTGTTTTAAAAATTTTGTTCTACAATCTGTTGTATTTGATGTATAATAGAGCGTATGAGTAAAAAACAAATGGAGAAAAACTTATCTTATGGTGATTGTTTCAATTTCATTGGGGGTTTGTTTAGCAATTTGGTGGGAGATGTCGAAGTAAAAGAAGTTGACAAAGAAGAGAATTCAAACTAATATAGTAATAGTAGAAGGCACACTCTTATTGCTAGAGAGTGCAAAGGAAGAGAGCGAGGCGCCCTATATCTCTTTCGTTCCTTCTACGAAACTTTCGCACCTAGATCAAGGATTGGATGTAGTAGATATTGCGAAATAATTCTACTACCATATATCCCTTGAGCGTTTGTTGGTATCGCAGAAACCAACTTTCTTTTCTTTACTTATTTTTAATTTAGGTTATATTTATTAGATGACCACATATAAATACATAGCAGACTATATAAATAAACCTACTATATTTTGTTATATTGTAGATTGTGTAGTAAATAACAATCCTTATTTGTTTACTGGCGAGTATAATAAAAAGTTACTAAATAAGAAAGTATGGATGGCTAAACAAGTGTTTCCTCATTGTGAACCAACGCAATATACTTATTTCAAGACATTCAAAGAAGCAAAAGACACATTAAATAGATGGGGCGCGAAGTGGGAAAGGGTTTAATACTATGACATATAAAGAACTACTAAACAATCTAAATAATATGAATGAGTCTCAATTAAATAGTGACTTAACTATACTAGAAGGTAATAATGAGTTCTATCAAGCTAAATTACTATTTGCTAATAGAGAAACCAATGATATTTTAGATAGCGAACATCCATTTATTTGCAGAGTATAGTTGACAAAATAATAATTTAGATTATATTCTATTTATGACTAAAACATTCAAAATAGGCGAGACAGCACTTGGTGGAACTATCAAGGTAGTTATTCCTAAAACATTAACTACTATTAAGATAGATGTTATTTCTACTAACCATATTACCAGAGGTTCGTGTGATGCACCATACTTAATTAATCAGTATATCTATTATAGCTTTGATAGGATTCGAATCGAAAGAGATTTGTTTCAAATAGTAAGTGGTTACTGGTCAGATCAAATACTAGCATGGATTAATAAAAGCTGGCAAAGTCAATTAGCTAAAATATAATTTGACAATAATTCAATTTATCTTATATTGAATATATGAAATACACCATCATACTACAACAAGAAAGAATCTATCAAGCAGAAGTTGAAGTCGAAGCAGACTCTCCAGAGGACGCAGAGGATATTGGATTGGAGAAAGTTAATGACGATGACTTTGAGGAAATTGATTGGACATGTTCAGAAGCTATCAAAGTTATCCAACATAAATAATAATTGACAATAAATATAAAAGGAGTATATTAAAACTATGAACAACACCGAAAAACCCCTAAAGAAATTCACGATTCGTATGCAACGCAACCAAATCGCAGAAGTGGACATTGAGGTGGAGGCCACATCAGATGAGGAAGCGGTTGATAAGGCAACAGAGATGGCTGAGAATTGTACAGACGCAAATGGCTTTGCCCTTGAGTGGGATGAGGTTGATTATAACTTTGAAGCTATTGATGTCGAGGAAGAAGAGGAGGACGAAGATGAAGTCTAGTGAGGAAATTGTAAAAGAAATCAATGATAGGATTGCAGAATATAAAGTTCTAGCGATGGATCACGATAATAACCAAGATGCTGTGGATGAACTAGAAAGTGCAGTTCACGAACTAGCTCATCTATTGGAATGGATTAATGAGTAATGCACCTTTAATTTTTGCTATTATATTAAGTGTTGTTTTTGCTATTTATATATACTTTAGCTATAATGAATAAGATAATTAATTATATTATATGGATAGCTTTTGGCCTTGTTATATTTGGCTTATTAAGGTTATTTCTATGAACTTTGCACTAGATATACTAACAAATAAACCTGTAATATGCTTTGATGAATTGCTATATATTAAAAGCCAAATAGCAAATAGTGTAATAAGTAATAATGAAGATACTAAAGAGTCTAGTTAATATAGTTTTATTTTTCTTATTATTTCCTCTGATATTATTAAGTGATATGATAAATGATGATTGACATAATTTTAATTTACTATATTATGGGTAGATGAAGTTAATCAATAGCACCTCTTATTGTTCTGAAAAGTTAAAAGAAATTATTAAATGGTGTATGCCAGATGGCGTGTTCCTTAAAGACATTAGAAAAATAGATTTTGGTAATACTAAATTAAATTGGCATGGCAGGGCTTGGGGAAGCATGAGGGTACATATTGGAGTGCCACGATATGGCAAGTATCTTAGACCTTATAATACTGGTGGCAGAAGAGGCTATTTGAATGTAGAAACATATAGCTGGGAAGAAGGTTTAATTGAATTAATTGCTCATGAATTAAGACACTTATATCAATATAAAAAGAATAAGTTCTTTCATGGTATTAAAAAGATAAGAAAATATAACATGGGTACTAGAGCTAAATTATGTGAAGTTGATGCTAGTTTATATGCAAAGAGGAAAGTAAGAGAGTATAGAAAGAGTAATTTTAAATTAAATTTAGTTTGACTTAAGTAGTTGATTATTATATATTTATAGGGGCGGGGGCCCTGCGCGCGTAACTCGTTGATGGATAAGCACTTACAACTATATCAAAAAACTTTAACAGGATTGGCAAGTAGCTGATTATTAGAATCTTATGACACGAAAAAAGTTCTTGTCAGAGTTTAAAAGTGTGGTATGATTAACATATGGCTAGAACAACAAAACCCGCTCAAAGTGTATACGATTTCGATGTACACCAAGAGCCACTCCTCACAACAGACGGCAAGAGGACAGGATACTTCGGGATGGTACGCCGTGATACCCCCGAACCCATGACACTCGGAGTTTGCACCGAGCAGTATGGTGTGGTGAAAAATGCAGACCTCGTGACGATGGTCGAAGAGTCGCTATCGCAGAACAGTATGCTCGCTAATCACACTTCTAAGAAGTTCGTGGTTCGTGATGGATCCCGTTTCTACGCTAGCTACGACTTCACTGACTTCAAGACTGAGTTGAAGCCAGTTGGCAAGCGTGCGAAGGGAGACATTCTTGGTTTGCGATTGACTGTGAACAACAGTTATGATCGCTCCAGTCGTGTCTCGTTAACCCTCGGTTTCCTCCGTTTGGTTTGCACCAACGGCATGAAATCGTTGACCAAGGAATTCAGCATGACGAAGCGTCACACGCTCGCCGTGAATCTGGATTTCATTGGTGATGCATTGGCGAATGCAGTCTCCAGCGTTGACAACTCTGTGGCAATCTTCAACAGGTTGGCGCAGAAGGCAATCAGCAATGAGCAGGGTTTAAACTTGCTCACCAAGCTGGAAGAGAAGGATGTGATCTCTGCCAAGGTGCGTGAAGGCATCGAAGCAGTGTGGCGCAACCCTTCTTACGAGGAAGATACTGATCGGAACCTGTACAATTTGTACAATGCTTCGACTCAGTTCCTGACTCGCAACGTTGCAGATGAACGCTATGAGTATAGCGAGCGCATCAGTACTGACCTGCTCAAGGTCTTCTCAGGAAAAACTCGTGACGAAGAGCTCCTGAAGCTGGTCGCCTAAACTAAAACGAAACTTTAACAGAGGCGGAGGGCAGAACCCTCCGCTTCTTTTTGCTCAAATTGTATCATGCATAAGTCGTTGAGTATCAAGCACTTACAGCGCGCGGGACCCTGCGTTTGTAACTCGTTATCTATTAAAGGTTTACAACCCTTGACATTTATATTATTTATGTTATAGTTATGAGATGAAAGCAAAGCATAAAGTATATTATAATTTACATAAGAAGTGTTTATCTATTATGCTTCGTGGAAAAGTATTAGAGCATAGCACAGAATTCTTTTTGCGTGATGTTGAGTTTAGAGTTAGTCAAGCAGGGCGTTCCAGGGTTCTAAAGGAACAAAGAAAGAATGTTCATGCTTTTGTGTGTGGCACTCCAGATGATGGTTGGCCTATTGATCAAAATGAAAGAAAGGTAACCTATAATCCTTATAAGTTTAATAGTTTTGTTTATGCTGATACCCTTGAGCCAGTATATAAAGCTAAATGGGTTGGTGTTATTAATCGTGATATATTTGTCTTGAATTAAAGTAAAAGTATAGTAGAATTATCTAATGGAAATTACCAAAGCCAAGAAACTAAAGGAGGGTGGTTATGCACTATACGCAACTGACCCTAAAACTAAAACTGAAACCCAAGTCGGATATATTGGAGAAGGTCTGACTTTGGAAGCGTGGCTTCCTAAAGGAGTAAAAATTGAAAATTCTTGAAGAAACATTTACTAGCAGAGGATTTAAATTCACGATGGTTGGTCGTGATGGAGATGTTGCAATCTATAAAAAGAAACTCGATGAAGTAGACAGCGAAGCATATAACTATGAAGTGATTGCTATTAAGCGTCACAATGGATATGAGATTGCAGGTGTAAAGATGCCTCCAGCAGAAATGTATCCTAGCGATAGTCAATGGGGTGATTGGGCTTATACTTGTATTGATCGTGAAGATGCAGACAAGCGATTCGTTCAACTAAAAGAGAAACTATCAGCTTATGTTGCGACATCAACTTTAGCTAATGGTGAAAAGCGTGGTCGTGGTCGGCCTCGTAAAATTGATTTGACAAAAACTGAACTTGTGGTATCATAACACAATGACATATAAATGTGCAGTAAGCGGTGAAGCAATTTCACCAGAGAGAGTTGAGGCTCTGCAAGTCCTCGGCGTTCCAGAGAGTCAATGGACAAAGAAAGAACATAGTCAAACAAGAAAACTACGAGCTGTATATGCTGGTGATGATGGCAGTAATGACATCGTTATTTGTGATGCAGTAGATGGTGGCTCGATGTTTGATAATGCAGTAGCATTGGAGGTAGAAAATGAATCTTAAGTATATCGTTTTGAGAGATGGAATTCGTGTGAGTGAAGATATGCACTCGAAGATTGAAGATGCTGAACACGAAGCGGAGTTTTGGCGTAAAGTCATTCGCTCGTGGCCTGATGGAACGAAAGTTACCATCAAGAAAATCGGCGGATAACTTCGGAGGCCGACATTGAGCTACGGCTTGATGTTAGTTGCTAGGGTCGTCTAACTGGTTAAGACCCCACACTTATAATGTGGTCGCTCTAGATTTGGGCAAAATGTAGGTTCGAATCCTACCCCTAGTATGATTATTATATGTAAGTCGTTGAGAATCATCTAATTATTTTTATTGACATTTTTTCAAAGTATTGTATATTTAACCTATGACAAACAAACAATCAGTTCCATTCTATGTGGTGAATGTGTTCGGTAAAGATCGAGCCATCATCCTAAACACCTCAATCCGTATGTGTACGCCAAAAGAAACTTGCTCTATCAGAGACTTGGAGAATATCGCCAAGGCTTTTGCAGTAGAGTTCTTTCAAGTACCAAAACCTTCTAGCTTTCCTGCCAAAGTGGGGCAAGTAGTTTAAAGGTGAAACAGAGCACTCATAATGCTCCTAGTGCTGGTTCGAGTCCAGCCTTGCCCACTTCTCCTTGTGCGGATTGGATGCTGAATTCTTATAGTAAGCATACTGAAACAACTCAAGAAGATATAGAATGGTATTTTAACAACAAAAGCATTGACAACAAACAACAATAGGATAAACTACAAACTATGAAACTAATCAAACAAAACCTCGGAGCACATTGGGTCATTGGAATCAAAGGCGAACCACAAAAAATCAGACAATATCACAACCGCATATATAATTGGGGTGGCACAAGTGGTAATCTAAAATGGATGAGTAGTAACTTTGCTTATTTTTGGATTACTATGGAAAAGTTAGAGAGAGCTATGTTCAAGTATGTTATGAGTGGCGTAAGCGATAAACTTGGAAAAAAGTTTCGTGGTGCTAAAGGTGGATTAAAAGAAGTTGTTATGAATCGAGTAAAGAATACAATTAACAACATTCCAGTTGAGCATTTTCACAAAACAGCAGAGTCTCAAGACTTCTATTCTCTTGGCGTAATTTCTGCTGAAAAGTTAGATACTGACAGCTAAAAAATCCGCCTAGTAGCCCAATGGCAGAGGCAAACGACTTAAAATCGTTCAAGTGTCAGTTCGAGTCTGACCTAGGCGAAAACTTGTCGCTTCTATAACTCAACTGGACAGAGTAACAGATTTCTAATCTGTAAGTTGCAGGTTCGATTCCTGCTAGAAGCGAAATATTTTCTCTAAATAAAAAATAATATGTAAAGTCTCTATGTGAGAAATGTTTTTGAGAAATTTGGTTTAGAGTTTTTCGTTTTGAGTTTAATGTTAATAATCTCTTGGGGTGGAATCGAAAAGATACTGAAAATTATAATTACACATCTAAAATAAGATTTGCCAAATATCTAATAGGATATAATAAATAGTTGAAATATTTCTTAAATACTTGTAATATATATTGATATGAAAAGCGAAAACAGATTAAGCAAAATACTTGAGAAAAGAATCTTAAGAGATGAAGATCCTAAGACCATAGCTCAAATAGATAAGTTCTTAAATAATTTAGAAGTTGTTTTCGTGAAGTGGGCTAAAGCTCATCCCAATTGGAAAGAATCAGAAGAATAATTAAACTGTTATAAGTTACTGATACTCAAAGAGTTACAAAAGACGGATCCCTGCGCACGTAAGTCGTTGACCATCAACGAGATTTAACTAAAGATTTTTCTTGTGAAAAAACAAAGGTATGGTATATTTAACCTATGAACAAAATCAAAAACGCAGTTATATACTTAACCTCATATCTGAAACACTTCGTCCTTTTCCTTTTTGGGCAAAGGTATTTAATCGAATACAAACCTTACGGCAAGGATGATGTTTATACTTACATCATCAGCAAGCCTTCTTCTCATACCATCAGCAAGGCAGGGAATAAGCTATTCACTAGCTTCTGCTTTTCTGGTCGTATGGATTCTGGCGTGAAGCAATTCCGCTATGATAGAATTACTGGCGGTCTCTCACCAGTATAACAACAGAGAGAAAAGGGGCGTTTCTTTTTCTCCCCTCATATAGAAAGGGCGAGGAGTAAAATCCTCGCCTTTTTTATTGCACATAAACAAAAGTATGTTAAGATAGTTTTAGTTCTTCGATATCAGAGAAGGTTGACCGCAAGGTTGCAGTTCTGGAAAGTTTCTAATGGAAACATTAGTTATATATAACGGAATGCCAATACTTCTCGAGCGAGCCTGACTAACTCCATAAGAGGATGAACCTGCCAACGCCCAGAGTCTGAGGCAAATTAAAAGAGCAGGGTATTTCCTTTACGAATCTAGAGCGTAAAGGGTCGAAGAACTAATTTTTATTACGCCATTTTTCTCTGTGATTGAAAACCCAACTTAACAGAGCTTTTTCAAAACCAATATCTTTGCCAGCTTTTTCGCTTTCGAGCCATTTGTGTTTTAAGATTTCATCTCGTTCTTCAATAAACTTTTTATACAACGCAGAAGTTTCAAGTAAACCAGATACCTTCATAACTTATATTACACTATATTGCTTTTAAATCAAGATTTTTATCTCTCTTATAGTCAAGGACTTACAACGCGAGGGTCCCTACAGTTCTAAGTCGTTGATATTCAATGAAATTTAAATGTAGACAAAAAACAAAATTCTGATATATTTAAGCTATGAAAGTAAACGAAATTATCACCGAAAAGTTCATCGAAGCCCTCAACAAAGGAGTCATCCCTTGGCAGAAACCTTGGAAAGTTTTTGACCTATGCAACGGAGTTTCCAAAAAAGGTTATAGAGGCATCAATCAATTTTTACTTCGCATGGTCGCCTCTGATGATTTCTTTTTTACTTTTAATCAGATTAAAGAACTTGGCGGAAGAATCAAAAAAGGTGCAAAGTCCCATATGGTAGTTTATTACAAACTATTAAAGAAGAAAGATGATGAGTCAGGTGGCTTTCCTCTTATGAGATTCTATAAAGTTTTTGGTTTGAGTGATATTGAGGGCATGAAGTGGAAACAGCCCGAAGTAAAGAAGTTGGATTTCTCACCAGTAGAAGAAGCAGAAAAGTTAATCAACAAGTGCGTGATTCAGATTAAGTATGGTGGCAGTCGTGCCTGTTACTATCCAGAAGATCACAAGATTGATTTGCCCCCAAAAGAAAATTTCAACAGCGTTGAGGAGTATTACTCGACAGCGTTCCATGAGATTGGCCACGCTATGCATAAAAGCACAGGTGATAATGTTAAGAATGGTTTTGGTTCTCAGAATTATAGCAAAGAGGAATTGACCGCAGAGATTTTTGCGAGTCTTTGTCTTAACTTCTGTGGGATTGATTCTCAAAAATGTTTTAACAATTCTGCCAGCTATCTTTCCAGTTGGTTAGAAGTATTAAAAAAAGATACAAACTTTATCATCTCAGCTTCTAGTAAAGCACAAAAAAGATTTGACGCTTTCGTTGAGAGAAAAGAAAGCGAAGAGATTCAAGAAGAAGAAGTTGTAACTGCTTAAGTATTAACTACTTACGCAAGCGGGGTCCCTGCCCTCGTAAGTCATTGATAGTCAATGAGATTTAACTGTAAAAAAAACTTGTCACAAGAAAAAAAAGTGTTAATCTAATTCTATGTTCAAAAACAAAAAACAAGCCGAAGAGATTGTTGGCACACTCTCAAAACCCTCGAAGATGCCTGGATATGCTTATTCAACTCCTGCCAAGCGTTGTCTTATCGGGCAGAAAATGCGGAATGTTGTAGGAAGTATGTGTGCTTTTTGCTACGCTCTTAAAGGGCGTTATGTTTTCCCCAATGTTCAAAAAGCTATGGAAAAGCGTTTTGCTTCACTCACTCACGATCTTTGGGTGGAAGCTATGACATATCTTATCGGAAAGGTTAAGAATCCTTATTTTAGGTGGCACGATTCAGGAGACTTGCAAGGTGTGTGGCATATTGAAAAGATTGTGAAGATTGCAAAGAATCTTCCTAACATTTCTTTTTGGCTTCCAACTCGTGAATATGCTTTTGTCTCAACCTATATCGAACAAGGCGGTGAAGTACCTAGCAATCTCACCATTCGCCTTTCTGCTCTGATGATGGATGGCCCTGCACCCGTTGGAATTGCTCAAAGACTAGGCTTATGTGTTAGCGGTGCGAGCAAGTTAGGTAATTTTAATTGTCCTAGCTCTAAGCAAGGGAACAAGTGCGGAGATTGTCGCAAGTGTTGGGATAAGAATGAGTTTGCAATTAACTACAAAAAGCATTAAGATGTCTAGATGACATTAATCTTTTTAATTATAATTGGCATAATCTTATCACTATTCATAACATACTAAAATGAAAATTGAAAAACTCTTAAACGAAAATCTAGAATCTTTTTATCCTTGGAGCGATTCTGATAATCCTCCACTCGATACAAACAAAAGTTTTGTAGAAAAGCAGAGAGAGATTGACGAAGTGTTCGAAGGTTGGCGAGCTAATATGTAAAAAACTTGCTGTTGTAAGTCGTTGACCATTAACGATTTACAGCCGCAGGGAGGTTGCCGCCGTAAGTCGTTGACTATCAGCGACTTAGCGATGATCTATAATTGATCTAATTAAAGCGTAAACTAATTGCACAAAAACCAAACTAAAGTATGCCCAAATGCATGTTAAAAAAATTTCCATAATTATTCTCCACAGATTTCTGAATCACCAGCCCAACCAAAGTCTTCCATCTGGAAGCACCCGCCATTGTAATCCTCATCAGTGCCGTGGCCAGCAGAAGCCATAGCAGAGTCGAAGTCGCCATCCATAGAATCGTTTGGCTCGTCTGATGTTTCGGATTTGATAGCGCGATCATCTTCGCGCATCTCGTTAAGGATGTCGCGCACATCCTGCGAACCCAACATATGTTGAGCCATCCACTCCTTCAGAGAAGCTTTGTAGTCCATATTATTTGACCTCCACAATAGTTTCGCTGGAGTCGTAGACTCCAGACAACGCATCAAGCATCGAGTTAACTACATCATTGGAATTGATGTAGTCAAAGAACGCATTAGCGTCCACATAGGCTTCCTCGCAGGTTTCCGTCGCTAGGGATGTGATTTGATTTGTCATAAATTAAATGTATCACAGATTATTTTTACCACAAGTTTTATTTTGCAAAAAAGGAAATAGAAGAATAGCTAATAGCAAATAGGAAATAGCCTAATACAAAATAGCCAAGATCTTTTCTTTTCATTCAGTTTTGTGCTGAAGATCGAGTTTGCGTAAGTCGTTGGTTATCAAGGGTTTGCGCGCGCGGGGGAGTGGCTCTTGTAAGTAATTGATAATCAAGAGTTTAGATTTTAAGCGTTCATTCAGTTTTTGTCGTAAGATCAGTTTCGATCTTTTGCTTTCGTTCAGGTTTTGTCGTAAGATCAGATTTTGTAAGTTGTTGTTTATTAAGGGTTTATAGAATCAGCCTCCCTGCGCTCGTAAGTCGTTGATACTGAGTATCTTACAAGAGGTCTCGAAGATTCAAACACACGGCTGAAACATAGTAAAAAAATCTCTCTCGCAAAAAGTTTTTCTGCTCACCATTTTTTATAGCGAGTCTATAAGTTTTTTTATTTAGTTTGAAAAGTATTTTTTTCATTAGTCTCCTTTGTAACTTCCAGCTTCGTTATAGCTTTGAAAGATTCGGTTTGAAACTTTCATCGCTTCTTCAACTTCTTGTAGAAGTGCGATGCTTCCTTTTACTTTTTTAACTTCCACAACATCGAGGAGAGAAGTCATCCCAACGATGCCAGCACCATTCATTCCCCTGAACGAGAGGAAAAGAATGTTTTTGAGGAAAGGCAAGGTGTCGTAAGTATTCGCAGAATCTTCCACGAACAAAACTTCACTACCTTTCGAGGTTGTTATTTCGATGAAGTCACCAATCTGAATGTTGAGACTTTTGAAAAGTTCAGCCTTTTCTGCTGTGAGTTTAGCTTTTTGAGCCAAGTGAGCTTTTTGAGCTTCGATTTCTTTTTGTTTTCTTTTTTCGTATGTCATATCTTTAATCTATCATACTTTCTTATTTTGTCAAACTTTTTTTTTCTTTGATTATCAACGATTTAGCGATACCAGACAAGAGAATCTGTATCGACATTATACAATCCGCTACGAAGGTAAATGGTTGTCCACTTACCTTTATCCTCACCTTCGAGGATTTCAGCAGTTGCAGTCATAGTTTTCCAACCTATTGTGGAAGGAAAAATCTTTACGAGTAGTCTTTCGTGACCATATCGAAAAGTATTTTCATCTGTAGTTAGTTCTTTATTTATTGTTATCATTTTATTTTTTCTTTCTTTGTTATTTCTTATCTTGTTATAAGTATAGTTTAGCATATTTTAGAGAAAACGCAACAAAAATCTTTATTTAAATTTCATTGACCATCAACGATTTGCAACGCAAGGGTCCCTGCCGTCGTAAGTCATTGGTATCCAACAACTTACATCAACTAATTTTGTCAAACTCCAAACTTGTTACGATATTGATTATATAGGTTTTGATATTCTTCGCCCCATTCTGATTCACCAGCTTGGGCGATAGCTTCTTCAATTTCTTTAAGTTGTTTTTGACCTCTGCGATAGTAGTATGAGTCTTCACTCATTTGGTAAGTCCAATCGTGATTCTTTAAGAGTTCTTCAAATTGTTGAATGTTCATTTATTTATTTTCCTTTACTAGTTTAGCATTGTTAAGGTTGATAGTTCCAACCTTATCTTTATCTTTACCTTCAAGGAAGGTTACAACTGCAGTATTAGCAGAAGTTTTATAAGAAACTTTTACTAAAGTTCCTTCGTATAGGTAAATTTCACCAAAGTAAGTTGGTGTATTGTTAGAGTTAGTTATGATGGATTCAGTAGTATCCATATTTTTTCGCATATTTTCACGCATTTGTTTTCGTTGAAAATTCCAGTTTATCATTCTATGAGTCATTTTATTTTTTCTTTCTTTGTTATTTGTTATCTTTTATCTTATGTATATAGTTTACCACAATTCCTGCAAAAGTCAAATTATTTTCTTCATTTATTTTTCGTTGATTATCATAGAGTTATGATGAGCAACTTCAACTTTGTGTTCGTATTTCGAGAAACTTTCATCGAGTCTCTTTTGGGATTCTTCAACGGCTTTTTTGAGGTCAGCCGAGGCTTTGTCTAAATTTCCGAGGAGGATTTCTAATTTTGTTTTTCTTTTCATACCTATAATTTATCACATTTTAGAAATTTTGCAAGATATTTTTTCATTTAAATCTCGTTGATCATCAAGGAGTTACAACGCAAGGGAGCCCGCCTCCGTAAGTCGTTGGTATTCAGCTACTTACAACTTATAAAACTTGTGGTTGCGTATTGTAGCCACTAGCTTTGCGTCTCTAGCCCACTTAGGAGCGACGCTGATGGCGTGGTAATGGTTTGCACCCTTCACAATGCTCTGAAGCTGTTTATGCACCACTAGGTCAGCAAGGTATAGAGCGTTCTTACCTTGTGCTGTAGCTAATAGCTTTCTCTTAGTTGCTTCACTTACTCCACCATTCCAGAAGCTGAATTGCTTAGGTGATAAGCACACTTGGCTAGCTGATTGCTTACGCTCTATCATCCTTGTTTGGATAACGCTAGCAACACCAGCCATACCTTCTATACCTTCGCCCCTAGCTTCACCTAGTATCGTAAGTGCTACAATGAATAGTTCTGCTGTCATACTATTAGTCCCTTCCGTTGCTTACTGCACCGCAGTAGTCGCTAGGTTTCTCTGCACTGATAGTGCCAAGGCTATATCCTTCGGAGCTAGTCGCACCCCAAAGGAAGCAAGTCTGTGCCATCTCATCGATGACACTCTGTGCCTTTGCTTTTGCAAGGTCGAGCAGTCCACCTTTGCGTCCCTTAGCGTTGATCTTATTGACCAAGCTATGCAACGCAACTTTAGTAAGAGCTTTCATCACATCATCTGGATGAGCGTAGAAGTAAAACGCTTTGCCGTTGCCCATATCGTGCAACTTGCCGTTAGTTCCTTCCCAATTATAAATTGAATTGAAGAAGTGATTGATTTGTTTGATGCTTCCTTCGAGAAGGTAAGCATTGTTTTCGCCGAAGGTTTGGTAACTGATTTTGAGGTTTTGTTTCATAGGTTGTATATTGCCTTTCTGTTTATGTTTCGTCAACTATTATTTTTTAGATGTTACCATAGCATATATTCCGATAAGAATAGTTACAATGGTAAGAACAAAGATGATTTCTATTTGATTCATTTAGTCATCGCTTCCTGATGGATAGCTTCCACCTTGTTAGCGTGAGCGTCAAGAGTAGCGATGGCCTTGGTAGAGGCATCCTTAAGCTCTTGGCTAGCCTTGTTGAGGTTGGCGATGAGTTGTTCATACTTACTTAGTTTTTTCTTCATAGAGTTAATCTATCACAGAATAGGAATATCACAAGATATTTCTTCAGTTAAATTTCATTGATTGATAACGACTTAGAGATGGTCGTATACCCCTACCCCTTTTTATTTCTCAAGAGGATACCCTATTTTTGAAAAAGTTGGAGAGTCCTCATTTGCAATTCACTCGCGGGGGTACTATCTTCAATCTCCACATTATTTTAATATGTTATCTATTTATCCTTTTATTTAAATAAATATAAACTATATCTCTTATCTATATATACCCCTACCCCTTTTCTTAAAATCTATAAAAAATCAATAAAAAAGAATATCTCTAGAGGTCAAAATTTCCGCTGGGCTATTTTTGTTATAGAGTGTTTTTTATATACTCTATTTGTGTGTAATAAATCATATGGATTTAAGACGAGGATACTGCTGTTTAAATTGCACAGCCCCAGGAAATTGCTGTGGAGAATGTGAAGAGTGTCCATCTTGTTGTGATGGTTGTAGGGATATGGATGACTGCACCCATGCCGAAATCGAAATAGCGCGTTCGGTTTTTAAGGGGAGTGCATATTTTAAAGATGATAAGTTTTATCTAAATTTTACTAGCAGTTCTCTTTCTACCCTGGCATATGACTGGAGCGATGACTATGCTGGGCACATATCTTATAGTAATACTAACTCTATTTATGACAGCAAAACAGATGAATGTTTGTCTTCTGGATTAAGCCGTGGAGTTAATTATAACTATGAGTTAGAGTACGCTGTTAGTAATATTAATTGTAGTAAAGGCATATGTGTCGATTGTAGTTGTACTAATGACGATCCATGTTGGGCATGTGAGCCTTCACCAGGCGCTCGAGCGTCACTAGGCTGCTGTGGTTCAGGTTGTTGTGGTGGGTCTTACCCTAGTACCTGTAGTGCCTTCTGTGTTGATGATACATGTGAAAATTTTAATCATGGATGCCGTGGAGTAGTACCATGTGCTTGTGAGGATGAATATGACCAATGCGAGGGTGATTATGAGGCAGTAAACACAGGAACCGTTACTTTTTATGATGAAGTAAGACTTTATAATCGTCTAGGAGAAGAGGTTGGAAATATTATAGGTGCTAGTTATGATCCATGTGATCCATGCGCAACATGGAGCGCTCCAGGTTGTCACTTCTTTGCACCACCACAACAACCACCACCATAAACTTTTCGTGTAATAATTTTTATGACCCCCAAAGAAGCGTACTGCTGTTTGAACTGCACTAATTTACCACCCTGTAATGCAGCCGCTGGTAATTGCGTGCCTTGTTGTGCCGATTGTGGAGATACTAGCGGATGTTTATCATCAGCATATTTTGGTAAAGATGATCAAATCTATAAAGGATATGTTGCTACTTATTTTGCTTGGGGCACACAATACAATTGGCTTGTAGATCAAGAGTTTGAAAGCGCGTCTTGGAATGGCACATATAACTCTTTAACAAATGAAAAACTTGTATTTGGATTTAGCACTTTTAATTCATGGAATGGACAAGATGAATGTGGTGGGGGTCCAGAAGAATTTTACAACAAGAGAACAGATACATATAGTGGAAAAACTGCTACGGGGACAACATCAGTCAGAGGTGCTTGTAGTGATTGTTTTGATTGTGAAGATCCAGATCTCTGTTCATATCCTAACTCTAAATATTTATTTCAATGCGGTTGCACTTGTGAACAAGTATTCAACGATACATTCCCACTTGACCTTCCATTTTTGCCAATAGTAGATGCATCTGCTCCGTCTTGTAATATGTTTAAAGATGCCACGCATGATAGCGGTGGAACTGTTACATTTATAATTCCATTAAAAACTTATAATGATCGAGGAGAAATTGTTGCAGATCCTACTCCTGGCACAGCATATAACCCATGTAACCCAATAAGAACAGCAACTGCTGCTGGCTGTCATTTCTTTGCACCATAAATAATAACAACTATGAAAATAAACTTAAAAACAATATCATTAATAGCTATCCTTGGTAGCTTATTCTACTTCTTAAGTCACAAGAATAAAACTATCAAATCAACAGCGCCAGTCATTATAGAAGAAATAGTACTTGATAAAAAAACAAATAGCGAAAAACCAATAGCGCCAAAGGTTTGTATTTCTGCTCCTCAAACTCAAAACGGTTTAGAATTAGGAAACAATTGGAAAAGTAGATGATAATATCTATAAAAGAAATAGCAGAACCTTTTAAAAATAATTTGCTACCAAAGAATTTTGTAGTATCAGATAAAGACTATTTTTGTCCGACAATAGATATTTTAAAAGACGAGTTATTTCCGAAGTACTGGACATGGCTTCAATCATTAAAACTAACAAAATGGGTTCATAAATGGGACTGTGATAACTTTGCAGATGCTTTTAAACTTTTTTCTTGCGGATATTACCAACAAGTTATTGAAAGTACTGCAAATGGAATAGCAGTAGGAGTTATTAACTATAGAGCTAATAGTAAAGCAGAAGATGGATTAAAAGGTGGCCATGCAATTAATATAGTATATATCGATAATGGAAAAAATGAAGATGGGACTAATAATTTTTATCCAGTTTTTATAGAGCCTCAAAATGGTAAAATCTATAATTTAACTGAGGAAGAGTTCAATAGCATCTGGACAGTTTACATATAATATGGTGTAATTCTAAGCGATGGCCTACCTTAACGCAAACGTTCCTCCAATCGAATGTTATGTTCGAGGAAACTATTTGAGAAATCAAGAGGATAGTTTCGATAAAAAATATAAATGTTTAATTTTTGGTGTTACAAGTCTTCCTAGTCAAGTTCCTCTTTTTAATTTTCTTATGGAAGATGGTGGAATTTGGTGGCATGCTCCTATAAGCGCTTTTTGCTCTAAAGAAGATGCTCCAGATATGCAATTAGATGAATTAGAACTTTGGGATAGTTTTAGTTATCATATATCTGTAACAACTTTTTACTTGTTAGAAAATAAAATAGTTAAGTATACTGGAAGAAGTGGAAAAGAATACATGGGTCGTTATTTGTTTACCTTTGATTGGGCTCATAGCGATTATAATGAATTGAATTTTGGATTTAGTCAAAGACCAGATCAACACAAAGCTGGCCATGTTTTAAAACTTGATAATGGTAATTTTGCTATTCAACCAAACAATAGAATAAAAGTTTTTGATCCAAGTTTCGCAACAAAGCCAAATGAATTGGTTTTGCAAAGAAAAATAAACAGTCATATTTATACTTCTGAAAATAGCCCCAAATGGGTTACTGAAGATAGTGATAATTATGATTACAAAATAGAGGAAAGAAAAAGTGAATAAAACAATAAACATAACAGAAAGAAACATTTTTGAAGGAGAAAAAGCTAATCCTCAAAATTGTGCAATCGCCAGAGCAATCAAAAAGAATATGAAAGGAAAAGTTAGTAGTATTTCAGTGCTTCCTTCTCATGTTAATATAAAAATCAAAAATAAAGAATATACTGCAATTATGCCAAAAATTGGAGCAACCTTTATTAAAAGATTTGATAAGGGCGAAGCGGTTAATTCATTTTCTTTAGATTTGAAATTTAAACAAGGTTATTCTTTAGTTTAATAAAATTTTAATTTTATTTAAATTAATTAGAAATCAAGACAATAGGGGTGTAATTATTTACAGTAAGTAACATGTCTAAAAAAAATAGAAATAAACAAAAAGAGGACAAGTCTCCAGTAGTTCCTCAAAGAGATAAGATTCAAGAACCATTAAATATTAGAGATTTAAATTGGACAGAAAATCAAAAGAAGTTTATTCAAACTTTACAAGATAAATCTACAAAGATGGTATTTTGTAAAGGCCCAGCAGGAACAGCTAAAAGCTTATTAAGTGTTTATTGTGCTCTTCATGCAATTAACAATAAAAAAGTTGGAGAGATATTTTATATTCGTAATCCTGTAGAAAGTAGCACTCATAATCTAGGGTTTTTAAAAGGTGATCTTCACGAAAAATTAGATCCATATTTACAACCATTAATGGATAAACTTCATGAATTACTACCAAAGGGTCAAGCAGAATTATTATTAAAGCAAGAAAGAGTCAAAGGTCTTCCATTAGGTTTTTTAAGAGGACTCAGTATCAATGCTAGTTATATTATCTGTGACGAAGCTCAAAATTTAAGTATTCATGATCTTTTATTAGTTAGTACTAGAATGGGTAAGTTTAGTAAATTAATATTTATTGGAGATATTCGTCAATCAGATATCAAGAATAGCGGTTTTGAAAGAATATATAAGCTATTTGATGACGAAAAAAGTAAAAACAAAGGCATAATTACTTTTAAATTTGGAACAGAAGATATTATGAGAAATGATATATTAGCTTATATTATTGAGAAGTTTGAAGAAATAAAATAAGATATTATTTTATATTTAATGTGTAATCATATTTAATATGTCTAACCTCACAACAACAGACTCTTCTGAAAAAAGAATAAATTTAGATTATGATGCCACCCCAGCAGACCCAATATCTAATTTTACACCAAGCGCAACAAATGGAACAGTTTTACAAGCAAATGCTAATCGCGAAGAACTTTTTATTCAAAATTTACAAAGCGGTAATCTTTATGTGAAATACGGAACTTCTGCTGCCTCTAATTCATTTAATTTTGTTCTAGCTTCAAGTACTGCTTCTGGAGGTGGTGATGGTGGAAGTTTAAGTGATCTTAATTACGCAGGAATAGTTAGTGTTAGTGGAGTGAGCCCAAATTATATTTGCTGGGAAAGAAGTTAGTTTAACTTTATATTGACTATATGATAGTCAAGAAAACCAAACAACTCGGAAACTTCAAAAGAGGAATAAATTTATATGTTCCTAAAAAAAGAATAGCCACTACTGCAGCAGACACGAATGGACTGTATGGTAAAAGATATGTTGGATACTTTAGTGATGATGTAAATTGGTTTAATACAGCTCCTCTTCATGGAGACGTTAATCAATTAACGGAAATTAACGCTTTTACTAGTAGCGCAGATTTTTATAGCTGGCAATGGATTGGATATTTTAAAGCAAGTTCAACTGAAAATTATACTTTTTATACAAATTCAGATGATGCAAGCTATCTTTGGGTTGGAAATAACGCTACAACTGGTTTCACAACTGCAAATGCCACAGTAAATAATGGAGGACCTCACGGACCAGAGGAAGTTACATCATCTCCAGTGAGTTTAGTTGCTGGAACTTATTATCCAATTAGAGTACAATTTGGTGAGAGTGGTGGTGGAGATGTTATAACAGTTAGTTTTGAAACATCAACAATAGCAAAAAGAACAAATGGCTTAGGGTATTATTACTATAACTCTAATACCAATGGTTTTTAAATATATCATTATATGATAGTCAAGAAAACAAACCAATTAGGAAATTTTAGAAGAGGAATAAAATTATATGTTCCTAAAAAAAGAACAACACCACCATCTGAACCAGAGTATGTTGATCCTTTACCAGAAGTGTCAAATGATGATGCTTACATTAGAATGAATGGATGGTGTTCTGACGGGTATGGCGTAGGTGGAAATTCAGAAAGAGTTCTAAGACCAAATCATCCAGACTTTCTTGGAGAAGGAGAAGTAATAGTAAATGGGCGATTGGCTTATTATACGGAATTTGGCGGCGAAAAAATAATATACAATGATACGCTAAATAGATGGGAATTATTAGCAATGTGGTATGGTAACGGAGACCCAAATAATCCATTGTTAGGCATAGGCACAGGATCAAATATTCCATATCCTTTTTATGCAACATGGACAACATATATAGATCCAGTTTTTAATGCAAGTATACGATCAATAGAAAAAGTTGCTGTTGGAACGAGTAAAGCAGCCGATCCTGGACCGCCTTGTACCGCTTGATATAGTTTATATAAAATAGGTGTAATAGATATATAATATGGAAATCGATTTCTCAAAAGATATACTAGCAGCAAAAAAAGGCAAAGCGCCACTTAATAAACCATTTCGCCTTCCTTCTGGAAGCAAAAAGAAATTTGGTGTTTATGTCAAAAACGATAAAGGTAATATTGTAAAAGTTACTTTCGGCGATCCAAATATGTCTATCAAAAGAGATAATCCCGAAAGACGCAAAGCATATAGATCAAGACATGGTTGCGATAATCCTGGCCCAAAATATAAAGCTAATTATTGGAGTTGCAAAATGTGGAGCGCAAAACCAGTTAGTAAAATTACTGGAAGTGAAGAAGAGATTACTTTGGAGATTGATGTTCAAGCCAAGAGCAAAGGTCTTTGGTATAATATTCAGCAAAAGAAAAAGAGAATGGGTAAAAATTATAAACCAGCAAAACCTGGTTCAAAAGATCGCCCAACTCCAGAAGCACTTAAAAAAGCTCAAGCAGAAGATTACTCAAACGAACAATACGAATGGGATGGCGAAACAGAATTTGATCAAATTGTATTTTTAGAAGACAAATCTTTAGCTCAAGTTGAAGAAGTTGAAGAAGTAGAAGATGATTTTGAAGATTACAAAGAAGATTTTTATGGTATGATAGTTGGTTCAATTAACTCTATATATCAACATTCGAAAAATGTAATTGAAAAATTAAATGATCCAATGGTTAAAGAAAATCTTACAGAACCATTCTTACAACAAATGGCAATTCTTGCAGAAGACTATATGATTACAATTCATAATTATGTAATGTTTAATAAAGAGAATGAAGAATCAGAAGATATGGAAGAAAGCGAAGCTTCTATGATGTTCAAAGTTGGCGATAAAGTCAGAAATGTAAATGCAGAATGTAAGCATTACGGAAGCGAAGGAATCGTTAAAGAGATACGTGATTTACCAGAAAACATGGGATATGCAGTTATGTACGAATGTACAAATGATGGATCATCTTGGAAAAAAGGTGACATGCTTGGTAAAACAGAAATTCAATTAGTAAAAGCTTCTTATAATGAAAAATATCAAATAGAAGCAGACGAAGAATACAAAAAAATGATGACCATTGAAGGTGAAAAATTTAATGAGTTCTTAAAAAAATGTATTCCTACAAAAAAAGGTGATGATAAATCTAAATTTAAATCTTGCCTTGAAGACTACAAAAAAAATAAGTAAACTCTGGAACTGGAAAACAAAAACATTACTTGTTGGGGTTGCATTAATCGTATCTTGGGTCGCTTGTTTTAAAATTGGTTTTGAACTTAAAAAATACAATAACATAACTAACCTTCCAAACTCTTGTTTTGTTGATGCTATGATTTATGCTTCTCAATGTAATCTCTTATTAGAAACAAACAATGATATATGGAACAATGTTTATGGTTTTACATTTTACTACAAAGACGACATAGATAATATAATTGGTCATGCAGTTTGTGTTTTTGAGTATAAGAATAACTTATGGATCTATGATCCAAACTGGGGAACATCACCAATATGTCAAATTGGAAATAAAAAAGAATATAGGGAAAAAATAAAGTTGTACATCAATAAAACTTATCCTATAATAGTAGTAGAGGATTTTATGCTAAATGACTGGACATACGTTCAAAAAATAAAGAAAAATAAAATGAACAAAATCTATAAAGAGGTGTCTATTCACTTAGATGAAGACAAGAAGGAGTAACTGTATATGAAAAATAACCTATTAAAAAAGGTACTAAAAAGCACAGCCGCAAAATTAATTGCGGCTTTTTTAATGTCTGGGGCCGTCCAAGAATCTCATGCGGTAGTATTTCTTTGGAACAATACTGGAACAAATTGGACATCACCAACAAGCTGGACTAATGGAGTTCAACCTGCAACCACCAGCTCAAGTACCACCACAGATGAAATTCAGTTTGGTAACTTTGGAGCAAGCAACAATACTGTTGTATTGACTTCCACCAGAGCTGCAAGAAACATAACATTTGTAACCAATGCTAATCCATATTTGATTAACAGCTTCAATGGTGCTCAGATCTTATCATCCAGTGGTGGCATTACTAACAATTCTACTGCTATTCAAACATTCAACATATCATTAGAAAATGCTAACAATAGTAACACTTGGTTTCAAACTGCAGGTGGGGGATTGGTGTTCAACAATGTGGCTTCACTTACTACTGCATCTTCTAGCACATCCAGACTATTAACTCTGGCAGGAGATGGATCATTCACATTCAACAATGAATTGAAACAAGGCGGTTCATCTACAGCTGGCAGATTATTATACACTGGCAATGGCACAGTCACATTCAATGGCACCAACACTCTGGGTGGAGGTTTTGAAATCAAAGGAGGAGGCACGGTGAATGTGAATGGTGGTACTGGAGTGGGTCAAGGGTTGGTAACTATTGCAGCTGCAACTGGCACAACAAATGGTCCTAAACTCGTAATAAACACAACCAATGGTCTGTCTGTGGCAAACAGCTTCAAGGGTTCCAGCAGCTTATCTACCATGGCCACATTAGATTTACTAGCGGGTAATGATGCAAATGCAATTACCACTTTTGTTGTTAATCAGTATCAAGGCAATAATATGAGCTTCACCAATCATGGCGCAGGCAAAACGTTGTTACAATTCACCAATTTAGCTAACACACTCACATCTTCCACAGATACCAGTGGTGGCAGAAGATTGATTAATAATAGCGCTAGTTTAACTATACAGTTTGATGGCACATTGGACATTGGATCTACAACTGCAGATGTGAATACTTTAGGTGGAGCAGGTGATTTTCTCTTCAAAGGATCTCTGCTCAATACAGCGTTAGTGCTCAGAGGATTGAACAAGACAGGAACTGGAACAGTTACTTTTGAAGCAATAAATTCTTACAATGGAGATACAACAATCCAAGAAGGAAAATTATTAGTTAATACAACTGGCTCTATTTTATCAAGTTCTTCTATAGTTTCTGGTGGAACTTTACAAGTTAAAGGGGTTGCTGGTGGAGTAATTGTTAATAGCGGAAGTTTACTTGTAGATAGTGGTGGTACAGTTGGATCTATAACAGTAGGTGGCGGCACTCTATTAGTCTCTGGTACAGCTGGAACTACCACAGTAAATTCTGGAACTGCTACAGTAAATTCAGATGGGACAATTGGAAGTGCAACAATCAATGGAAGTTTGCTATCAGTCAATGGAAACGCAGGAGATGTTTTAGTAAACACAGGAGGTAGATTAGGTGGCTCTGGTAGTGTGCAAGGTTTGACTCTAAATGGTGGAGCTGTGGCCCCTGGCAATAGTCCTGGTCTGCTATCTGCTTATGAGTTAAATGGAAGCGACGGAACATTCCAATTCCAATTAGGTGCACCAACTACCAGAGGTATTACCTATGACGCAATCAACGTAACTAGCTTATTAACATTAGGAGCAAATACAGCATTTACATTTGAGACACTAGATAATTATACATATGCAGATGGCAATACATATGATTTATTTGATTGGGGTTCAGCTGATATGAGTGCATTTAATGTATCAGTACTAGAAAGTGCATTACCTTCTTTAGCAAGTACTCCAGATTTATCTTGGAATATATCTCAGTTTACTCTCGATGGTACTGTATCTGTAAGTTCTGTACCTGAACCCTCTACTGGTTCACTTATGGCGTTTGCAATAGTTAGCTTAATAACATTAAAAGTTATGAGAAGAAAAAAATGCCAACACCAAACTCATTCCTAGAAAATCTAAGACTACTAAGACGCACAAGTTTTGGTTTTGCGTTAGTTGAAATGGCAGTTGTAATATTAGAATATGATACAAAAGTTAGATAGAATAAAATAATGGATAATCACATGAAAAACTTATTATTAAGTAATTATGAAAAGAGTCTCCCATCCAAAAGGGATACAGAAGACTTTATAAGTAATTTTCATCAATATAGAGCCAAAAAGAAAGCTCAAGAAAAAACACATTATGGATTAGTTTTTGCTTGCCTTTTAATATTAACTATGATAGGATCAATTGTGGCTAAACAAACTAAAAACAATTTAGATATCCAAACAGCTAGCGGAACAGAAAAATGCAATACACAAGTCATGGAAAAGTAGTAGTCTTTGAAGGAAACGTTGGTGAAGTTTCTACTTGGATTAAAAAACATGTTGGAGATCACGATACAGTTAGTTTAAAAGATTATTTTAAAGATGAAGTTTTTGGAGTTCATAAAGTTGGAGAAGAGAAGTATAGTTACTATTATCAATGCTTAGGAAAAGGAAGATATTCTATCTTTACAATTCAATGAATAAAATTTATTATACATTCAGCATTTTCATAACTGGGCTTCTTTTTTGTTTAGCTTATATGCCTGAGTCTACATTGCAAGAAGATATAAAAAAATCTGGATTAGAGTTTGTATATGTTACAAAAGAAGCTTCATGCTTTACCAAAGGTATTGAGCCCATAGGATTAGATTCTCATAAATGGATATTGAATTTAAATAGCCACAAACCATCTAATCCAATTTACAATGAACCAATCTATGTATCAGTAGGATATATGATAAAAGAAGTAAGATTAAAAACAAATTTATGCACAAATTAAATCTAATGAATCTTAACTTCACCTGTCTAATAGATTATGAGAACATTAATTTATCTAGCTATATTAGCATTATCAACTCATAGTGCTTCTGCATCATTTGTATCATTTTTAAAAAATAACGTATATACAGTTCAAAATACAAATAAAGTTTCAGCAGTTTTAAATGATAAAATAGAATCAGATACTCAAGTTGGAACTGGTGAGCAGAGTATGGTCGAATTATCATTAGATGACAAATCAATAACTCGCATAGGTGCAAATGCTTTATTTTCATTTGTTAAACAAGAGAGATTAGTTAAATGCGATAAAGGAACATTTCTTGTTTCAAAAGATCCAGAAACAGAAACTATAACAGTAACAACAGGAAGTGTCACAGCTGCGATTAGTGGAAGTACTGTAATGTTTGATGTAAAAGGTGATGCCACTCATATTGCTGTTGCTGAAACAACTACTGGAGTTGTAGTAACAGATAAAAATGGTAAATCAATGACATTACAATCTGGTGAAGGAATTTCCGCGACTCCAAATGGAATGACATCTTCAACTCCACAATCTGTTGATGTTAAAGATCTAGCATCTTCATCACCTTTATTTAATGAAAAAGGATTAGCACCACTTGCTAATGATGCTCTTATTAAAGGTGTTGCTAGCGCACAAGAAACTGCAAAAGCACAAGGTATGTCTTTTACTAGCGAGATAAATGATATAGTAGCCAACAGAACAAGCGCAGTGAATGTTCCTGATATTGATACTGCTGCTGGTTCCGAAGCATCAACTAGTTCTGCAACAGTTGGTAGTGGAGCAGGAGCAATCTCTGGTTCACAACAATTCAATCCTCAATTTAATCCTTTACTAAATCCCAATCTTGTGCCACCTGTAACTTCGTCACCTAATCCATCACTAGCCACACCAATAGGAAGCGATCTTGGTCCACCTATGACCAGATAAGATGTGTAAGCCTATGTATGGTAATTAAAATTAAGAACTGGTGGGCTAATTTAAAAACTTATGATAAGTTCTTTTTTATCTCATTTACTTCGGGCATGCTTTTAACGCTTTGGGGGCTAAGTGACCTTTATATTAATTACTTTGATTTATTAAGTAGAGAAGATCACCTTCAATTCTTTCTTAGAGTATTCTTTCCAGTATCAATAGCGACTTTGATTACGGTTCTAGAACATAATAAGAGGCAAAAGTTAATTAAAGATATCAAAACCTATTTAAAAGAGTAGTGTAATATAATTTATGGCTTTTATAATTAAAAGAGATGGTCAAGGTATTCCAGTATCGAGTGTTATTATTGGTGTTTACATAGCTTTTGCTGATTACCCTCGTGAAGGTGAAGGTTATGCACTTTATAATAAAATTACAAATTCATATTTTAATAGTTTTGATAATGATGATAACGAGTATACATTAATTTGGAACTCTTCAACAAATCGTTGGTTATTAAGTGGTAGAGGAGTTGTAGCAACTAACTTAACCTCTGATTCAACGACCATACCTACATCTGGATGGATTTATACAACAGGTTCTGGACAACCTATCGCAATTCGCCCTTACTTGGCAACAATCTCCAATGATGTGGGACCGCTACCAGCGAGGTCAATAATAATTAAAAAAAATACAACCTTCAAAATTCCAAGAACGCCCGAACCCATCACCACCTCAAGAGCCTTTAACTCTTCTGGAGTCCAAGTAGGCTCAACAAATACTGGTAATATTCCCAACTCTTGGGTAGAAGGCGAAGATACTATTACCTCTGTTATATTTGCCAATGATAACAGCGTAACAAGTATTGGGAATCTTGCTTTCTATGGTTGCACTGGTCTAACCACACTCACCATCCCTAACAGCGTGACGAGTATTGGGAATTATGCTTTCTATGGTTGCACTGGTCTAACCACACTCACCATCCCCAACAGCGTAACAAGTATTGGGGATAAAGCGTTTAGGTATAACTCCAGCCTAGCCACAGTTACCATTGGGAACGACCTAACAAGCATTGGAAGTTATGCGTTTGCAAGTACTGCCCTAACAAATATCACCATCCCCAACAGCGTAACGAGTATTGGAGATAATGCGTTCGGTTTTAACACCAACCTAACCACAATTACCATCGAAACTGGGGTAACTGGCATTGGGAGTGAGGCGTTTAGGTCTAACTTCAGCTTAGCCACAGTTCTTTGCTATGTTGCACAATCAGCTTTTGTTGGAAGTGATGCATTTTATAACACTTCCTCGCCATTAACTATCCGAGCCAGAAGCACAGATGCCTCTTGGACGGCTGGAACTGGATTAACTTTCCAGGGCAATACAAATGTCACAGTCATAAAGAACTTGTAGAAATCATCAGAGATTTGACTTAATTTTAATTTACAAAATATATTATAGAATATATAATATGTATATGAGTAAAACAATTCACTTTGTATCTGGACTTCCAAGAGCAGGATCAACATTATTAATGAATCTTTTGGCACAAAACCCTAAAGTTCATTCAACAGCCACTAGTGGACTTCATGAAATAGGCTATATTGCTCGACAATTTCATAGCACAGAAGAATTTAAGACAATCCCAAATCCCCAAGATGGCGAGACTTTATTCTATGACTACGTGAAGGGTGGATGCGAAAATGCTTTTAATAGATTAACAGATAGACCTATAGTAGCTGACAAATGCCGTTCTTGGATTGGACATTTAGATATGCTTTTTGCAATTTGGCCTAAAGCCAAAGTGCTAGTGCCAGTTCGTGATATGCGTGGCATTCTTTCTTCTTTTGAAAAGAAATGGCAAAAGCATCCATTCCCATTTACTGGCGTTGAAAAACAAAATCCTCAAAATTGGACTACTGTAGAGAAGAGAGCTCAAGGCTGGCTTAACATTCCTCCACTTGGAATTGCTGTTGAAAGATTATCTGATGCTGTTAAAAGACACAAAGATAAATTGCATTTTGTTCATTTTGAAAACCTTACAGAAAATCCAAAAGAAGCCATGAATGCAATATGGGATTATTTAGAATTAAAAGCTCCAAAGCATGATTTTAATAATGTAGAACAGTACACAACAGAGCATGAAGCTGGTTGGCCATATGGAGATCACACCATAAGAAATAAAGTAGAGCCTTTAGAAAAAGATTGGAACAAAGTTCTAGGAAAAGAATTTTCAGAACAAGTTAATCAAAGTTTTAAGTGGATAAATGAACTATAAAGTATAAATATATTTATTAATTTTACTTAACTCTCTCTACTAAATAATATATATAAATTAATACAGCAAAACAAATTAAAGTAGTAGACAAGGTCATATTCTTTCTTACACTAGATTAAAATATGTGTAATGCTATATATGCCTATACCCTCAAAAAAAGATAACGAAAAGCAAGCAGATTACATGGGTCGCTGTATGGATTTCATGAAAGATGAAAAATATCCTCAAAAACAAAAAGTGGCAATTTGTCTCAATACCTTTAGTCAGCCAAAAAAGAAAGCTAAAGCAAACGAAATCGAAGTAGATTTTTCAGAAGATATTAAAAAGATGAACAAAGCAAAAGAAACAAAAGTAGAAGAAGTCACAAAAATCGAAGCAAAACCAGAAGAAGCAAGTAATACAGCAGCAACTACCCCTTCACCAGAAGTTAAATTATCCTAAAATATTAGGATGCACGAAGTATTAGCAATTTCAGATATTCACCTTGGCGACAAAGATTGTCAAGCCATTCAATTACTAAAAGTCTTAAAAAAAGAAAAAGCAAAAACAATATTAATTGTTGGCGACTTATTTGATCATCACAATTTAAATAGACTCAATAAAACTCATTGGAAAGTATTATCCAAATTAAGAAAATTAAGCAAAAAAAGCAAAATTATATATTTAATTGGCAATCACTGTTTCCTTAAAGCAGAATTTATGAGTATTCTTCTTGGTTTTGATTGTAGAGATGAGTATAAGTTTGATATAAAAGATAAGAAATTTATAGCAGTTCATGGTGATATATTTGATATATATTTTAGTAAATACAAAAGTATCACAGAATTTGTAATTAAATTATATTATATTATTAGACACTATACTCCATTCGCAGATAATTTCTTTAAATTATTAAGAAAGAAAACAGAATCATTAGGAGAAAAAACTTCTAATATAAAAGAAAATGCTATTAAATACTGTGAATTTAATAACAAGGATTCAATTATTTGTGGTCATAGCCACAAACCTGAGCATGAATATGATAAATTTGAATATATTAATACTGGAAGTTTTTGTGAAGAAAAAGCGAGTTATGTTGTAATAGATAAGAAGGGTAAAGCAAATTTAATTTATTTAGATTAAATTCAAAATTAATGGTATAATACTGTTAATGAAAAGATATTGTACTTCTTGCGGCTCTCCCACAGAATATTCGGTTAAAAAACCAATTTTTTGTTCAAATTGTGGTAATTCTTTCGATAAAGTTCAAATTAATAAAGTAACCCCTAAACCAATTTCAGAAAAAAGAACTATTAATCCAGTAGTAGCCAATAATCTAGATTATGAAATGGATGATGTTAATGTTCCAAATATTTCTCAAATTCAAATAGATATAGAGTCAGATAATAACCCAAAAGCCAAAGGAATAAAACTTGGAGAACTTTTGGGCACAAGCTCTCCAGGAGAGAAAAAGCCTAGAGAAAAAATTAAAGGTAAAAAAAATTCTAAGAAACAAATATTAGAAGATTTTGCAAAAGAAGCAGGAACAATTAAAAGATCAAAAAATTCTCAATGAAGTCTTCTAAATTAAGCTTCGAAGATAAAATTTCGGAGATAAACCAAGAGATTAATAAAAGAAGACACAAGTGGAATTTAACAACTTTAGCTTGGATGGATTTTAGTGATGTTTCTCAAATATTAAGAATACATATTTATAAAAAGTGGAATCTATACGATCCAAAGAAGCCACTAGCTCCATGGGTTAATCGTATCGTAAGCAATCAAATTAAAAATCTAATAAGAAATAATTATGGTAATTATTCTAGACCATGTTTAAGATGTGCAGCAGCAGAGCAAGAAGATGGTTGCACGATTTATGGATCTCAATGTAGCAAATGCCCATTGTATGCAAAGTGGGAAAAGAGTAAAAAATCAGCGCATGATATAAAATTACCAGTAGCTTTAGAGAATCATACTCAAGAAGTTCACAACATTATCGAAGATGAAATTGATATTGAAAAAACTGCAAAAAATATTCATGCAAAAATGCAACAAGTACTTAAACCTATTGAATGGAAATTTTATGAACTATATTATATTAAACATAAATCTGAAGAAGAATCAGCAAAATTAATGGGATATAAGACTACAGAAAAGAATAGAAAGATTGGATATAAGCAAGTTAAAAATCTTAAAAAGTCTATTATGATTAAAGTCAAGAAGTATTTATATAATGGAGACATAGATATTCATTAATATGAGCGAAAATTTACCAGAACTTACAGAAGAACAGCAATTAAACCTACTAAACGAATGGAATAATCGCGCAGACAATCCACCTTCATTAACTGAATTAGTTAAATTGGCTTTTGGAAGAGATGATCTTGACGGCAGGAGTAAAGAAGGCAAAGCTGTAAAACAATTTCTTGCAGCAAGACAAATTAAACCTCGAAAGAGTCACGAATATCAAGCTAAGGGTCTTATTGAACTAACAGAAGATCAAAAAGAATACATCAGCAATAATTGCGCTACAATGACAGGAATTGAAATAGCTAAAATTTTATTTAAAAACGAATCATTAACAAATCTTTGCCAAGAAACAAGAAGTGTTCTTGATTATATGAAAACTATACCTAGCAATATTAAATATCTTAATGATATAAATGATAATACTGCCACAGAAGTCTATAAAGCCCCACGAAGTGAAGATAGAATGGTAGTCAAGATTAATAAATATATATTAGATGGAATAGAAAAAGAAAAGATAACTCCAAGACAAAAGAAAGAAGTAAATTCTTTGATTGGTTATATGAATACTTATAGATTTACTCATCAAATTAATCTTTATAGCGATGAAAATGATAGAGATCTTTTTGAAAGTAGTTTTGTTAGATATACTTATGATAAAAGCGATTTAACTCAAGAAGAAGTAGATCAATATATCGTATTAGCTACAGAAGTAGTAATATCATCTAGTATTCAACAAACAATTACAGCATTACAAAATCAAATAGATATAGCAACTCAAGAAGACGGTAAAATTCCAATGGCAGTAGTAGAAGCTAGTAGCACAGCAAGAAAAGAGTATAATGATTGCGTTAATCGTCAACAAAAACTATTACAAGATCTTAAAGTTAAAAGAAGCGAAAGACTTAGCAAGCAAGTTAAAGAAAATGCCAGCATCTTGAATCTTGTTGAAATGTGGAAGCAAGAAGAGTCAAGGCAAAAATTATTAAAAATAGCAGAACTTAGAAAAAATAGCATCAAAAAGGAAATAGAACGCCTTGGTACAATGGACGAATTAAAAGCTAGAATACTTGGAATATCAGAAGACGATATTTTAAACGGATAATTTTATGTCAGTTATATGCAAAGTAGATGGAAAAGAGTTTCCAAGTGAGAAGGCATTGCACATGTCGCTCAAGAGCTATGGTTTGAATAAAGTTAAATATTATCAAACATATTTTGAAAGACGAGACTTATTAACAAATGAACTCATCAACTTTAAGACTAAAGAACAATATTTAAATAGTGATTTTAACGATAAGAATAATATGAAAAAATGGTTAAAGCAACAGCCAATTGAAAAAGCTCAAGAATATTGTAAGCAACTATTATCTAAAAGAAAAGATGATAAAAACTTAACCTATAGTCCTTCTCAAGTAGAGCTAAGAACAATTATGGCGCCATCTATACTTTTTTACAATAAAATATTTGATGATTATTATGATGTTTGCTCAACTTTAGGATTAGAGAATAGATTCATTCACCCAAATAATATAACAGATCAATTTAAAAACAAATTAAATAAGAAATCAATTATATATGTTGATACAAGAGAACAAAGTTGGTTGAAATTTGACACAAAGTTTGAGATTAAGACCTTGCCGTTTGGGGATTACTCTTGCAGTAATGATAATTGTAAATGTTTTATAGAGAGAAAAAGCTTGAGCGATTTTATCAGTACATTAAGTGTTAAAAATTTTGATAGATTCAAAAATGAAATAGATCGAGCAAAGAAAAGTGGAGCATATTTGATTGTTGTAGTTGAAGAAAAACTATCTAACGCACTTAGCTTTCAATATCTTCCGCATATCAGCAAAAAGATTAAAGCAACTCCAGAATATATATTTCATAATGTTAGAGAGCTATTACAAAATTATGATAATCTACAATTTCTTTTTGTAGATGGAAGAGGAGAGATGACAAAGGTAATTGAGTGTATTTTTACATCAAATTGTTTTTACAGACAAATAGATCTTCAATTAGCTTATGATCTAAAACTATTATGATATATTCTCCAGATAAATATAAAAAAAATTATCCAGATATTAATACAGAATTAATGAATCTTAAAGGGATTCTTAACGATAAAGATGCTAAAATTTCTCTTGCTAAATTTTTAAGAGCTAATTTAGGCTTTACTACTGAACTTATAAGTGGAATTAAATTAGCACCATATCAAGAAATTCATCTTAAAGGTTTATTAAATAGAAACTTTAGTATGTGCGTATTTGGTCGAGGCTGTGGTAAAAGTTTTATAGCAAGTGTATTTTGTTTTCTTCAATGTGTTTTTGAACCTAATACTAAAATTCTAATTGCAGGACCAACCTTCAGAACAGCTAGATTCATATTTAATAATCTAGAGAAGATCGTAAATAGCAAAGGCGCAGAACTTCTTCAACAAGCTTTTGGTTCAAAAAGTAAAAGAAATGATCAATACGAATGGTCGATTAATGGCGGAAGTATAGTAGCTATTCCTTTAAGTGGAGAAAAGATTCGAGGATTTCGTGCTAACGTATTAGTGCTTGACGAGTTTCTTTTGCTATCAGAAGATATTGTTAAAACTGTTTTAATGCCATTCTTGGTTGCTCCACAAAATATGAAAGAACGAATGGAGATTAGAGAAATGGAAGATACTTTAATTAGAGAAGGAGCAATGAAAGAAGAAGATAGAATGGTTTTTGAAAATAATAGTAAAATGATAGCTCTTTCCTCTGCAAGTTATACATTTGAAAATCTTTATAAAACATATAATGAATGGATAGAAAAAATCTATTCAAAAGAAAATACAGAAGCATCTTATTTTGTATCTCAATTAAGTTATGAAGCTTTGCCATTAGAGATGATTGATAAAACCATCATTGAAGAAGCTCAAAATGGAGGATCAAGTCACAGTAGTTTTTTGAGAGAATATTGTGCAAGATTTATTGATGGTAGTGATAGTTACTTTAGCGCAAAAAAGATGGAAGACTGCACTATACCAAATGGTCAAGCTCCTCATACTTTAATGAAAGGAACTTCTGGAAAAAAATATATTCTTGGTATTGATCCTAACATGAGTGATAGTCCCAATGCAGATTATTTTGCTATGGCAGTAATGGAGATTGATGAAGAAACAAAAACAGGCACATTAGTTCATACTTACGCTGGATTAGGAAACTTAAAAAATCACGTTAATTATTTTTATTATCTTATGACTAATTTTAATATTGTATTTATGATTTTAGATAATGCTGGAGCAGATATATTTCTTTCTGCCTGTAATCAATCCGAATTATTTAAAAGTAATAATCTAGTAATCAATACTTTTGAATTTAATTCTGATTTAGAGGGCGTAGACTATGAACAAGAAGTTCGTAAAGTTAGAAATAGCTATAATTTAGAATCAAAGAAGATAGCTTTTAACCAAGTCTTTACAAGCAGCTTTATTCGTAAAGCTAACGAACATTTGCAAGCTTCTATTGATTACAAAAAGATATGGTTTGCTAGTAAAACTTGCGCTAACGATAATTTCTTTGAAACTGTATTCGGTCAAAGTATTCCATTGGAGTTAATGAAAACAGAAGAAAAGAAAGATTGGTCTACTCTAGACTTTATTGAAAATCAAGACGACTTTATCTATCAAACTAAAAAACAATGCACTCTAGTAGAACACTCATCTACAGCTAGAGGCACTCAATCCTTCGATTTACCTCAACACTTGAAAAGAAGTAGCTCATCTAATAAAGCTCGAAAAGATAATTATTCTGCACTTTTATTAGGAAATTGGGGCTTAAAGTGCTATTATGATATAATGAATGCCCCAAAAGAAGACATATCTCAGACTTTCACCCCAATAATGATAAAATAAGTGTAATATTTAACAATATATGAGCAAAAAAACTAAAAAAATTGAAGAAACCAAAGCATCAATAGAATTACCACAGCCCCAAGATCAAGTAACGCCACTTATGGTATATGGAACTGATGCATCCGACAAGAAAAGAGCAAAAATAGCAGAAATTAGGGCTTCAACTGGTTTGCGTAGAAATGCTGCAGCAGATATAGAAAGAACCAGTAGATTCACTAATATTGATACAGGTATTATTCCTTTTAGATATTCTAATTACGTTAAAAACCTTTCCACTTTAGATGTTAGAGATGCTATTATTTTGTGTCAAAAAGCTTATTATAATGTAGCTATTTTCAGAAACACAATCGATTTAATGACAGAATTTTCTGATAGTCCAATTTACTTAACTGGCGGAAGTCAAAAAGCAAGAGAGTTTTTTGAAGCATATTTTAAGAAAATTAATCTAGCAAGTTTTCAAGATCAATTTTTTAGAGAGTATTATAGAAGCGGAAACGTATTCACTTACAGATTTGACACATCTTTAACTAGTGAACAACTTTTAAAGATAACACAAACTTTTGGTTCTAAATTAAAATCAATTGCTCAAGATGGTTCAGTTAAACTTCCAGCAAGATACACAATAGTTAACCCAGCAGATATCTATGTTGGTGGAACCGTTAACTATGCTTTTAATGTTTATTATAAATTGCTAAGTGATTATGAATTAGAAAGATTAAGAGATCCAAAAACAGATGAAGATATTGAAGTTTACAATAATCTTCCTCAAGATGTTAAAGAAAAAATTAAAAATAAAAACAATTCGTATATTCTTGTTCCACTAGACAAGACCAAACTCGCAGCAGTATTTTATAAGAAGCAAGATTACGAGCCACTTTCTATTCCAATGGGTTTTCCAGTTCTCGATGATATCAATTGGAAACTTGAAATGAAGAAAATGGACATGGCGGTAACGAGAACAATGCAACAAGCAGTTTTATTAGTTACAATGGGAGATACTCCTGATAAAGGTGGAGTAAATCAAAAGAATCTTCAAGCGATGCAACAATTATTTGAAAACCAAAGCATCGGAAGAGTTCTTATTGCTGATTATACAACAAAAGCTCAATTCGTCATTCCAGATATTGGCAATCTAATCGGACCACAAAAGTACGAAGTAGTAGACCGCGATATTCAAATTGGATTAAATAATATTCTTATTGGTAATGAAAAATTTGCAAATACAAGCATAAAAGTTCAAGTATTTGTTCAAAGATTAAAGCAAGCCAGAGAAGTCTTTATCAATGAATTTTTAATTCCAGAAATTAGAAGAATGAGTAAAGATATTGGTTTTAAGAATTTTCCAACTCCAACATTTCAAGATATTGATATCAAAGATGACGTTCAATATTCTAGAATCTATAATAGATTAGTTGAGTTAGGAGTATTAACTCCAGAAGAAGGATTAGCTGCAATAGATACTGGAAGATTGCCAACTCAAGAAGAGTCCGTGCAATCTCAAAGAAAATTCAAAGAATTAAGAGATGAAGGTTTATATCAACCACTTATTGGTGGAAGTGCAGCTGGTCAAGCTGGTAGACCATCTGGTTCTAGTGGAGTACCTCAATCTACTAAAAATGTAAAACCAATTGGTACAAAAGCTTCATTCTCAATTGTTAAAATTAAAGATAATATTTTAGCGTCTCAAAATCTAGAAGAAGAAGTTAAGTCTGCCGTCAGAAAGAAATTTAATGTTAAAAAATTAAGTAACCAACAAAAAGAAAGCGCAGAAAATATATCTGAGATTATTATAGCTAATGAACTTCCAGAAAATTGGACAGCTAAAATTGAAGATTATATAGAAAAACCTTTTGATCAAAACCAACAGCAAATCAATAATATTCAAGAGATTGCAGCTGAACATCAAGTCTCAAATTATATAGCTTCATTGTTATATCATAGTAAAGCTTAAAAAGTGTAATCCTATACAAGGATTAAGGTTATGGCCAGAAATAGAATAATCTACAATGTAGAAGGTTTATATGTTGCTCCATATAGTGGAGAGCAGAATGCGGGTTCTGATTATTATTTAGCTAATAATATTATTCTTAAAAGATTAGAAAAGATACAAAATTTCAATTACTCAATTCAACAGCCAAGATTAAACGCTCAAGGCTTTGGACAGAAACAAAATATATTTCGTGGAATTTCTGGACCACCAGAAGTCACTTTTAATTTTTCTTATATTCCTGATGGTGTTACAAATGAGAATAGGTTAAATTTTAATGTTAATCATTTTTCTGGATTTAATGCACCAATGTTTTCTGGATTATGTACTAATAGCGGATTATTAAATGATAGAGATTTTTATCTTGTTATAAATAAAAATGTTGACGATTTGTTTTCTGAAAACGCAACACTTACAAATTCTTTAATTAACCCAACCAATGTTACTCAAATAATAAATTCAAATAGTCGAAATTATGGATTATTACATTTTCAAAATTCTTATCTTAATGAATATTCTTTTAATGTTTCACTTGGAAATTTGCCAGTAGTAAATCAAAGTTATGTTGCAGATAATATTGTTTTTTATACCAGTGGATCTGGCGTAAAGTATACTTTATTAGATTTAATATCTGGAATCAATCAAGTAAATAATGATACAATTATTATCCCAAAAGCTTTAAATTATAATCAAACTGCAATAAGTGGACAAAATATTCTTTTGCCAGGAAGCGCTAGTGTTGCTTTTTATACAAATAATACTACTGGAGTTTTATTTTATAATGATATAATTCAAAGTATAGATTATTCATTATCTTTTAATAGAAAATCCTATAGAGCAATTAATTACAAATTCCCATTATTAAGAAAAATAGAATTTCCAATTAATGGAAAATTAAATACAAGTTTTATTGTTAAAGAAGATCTTTCTGGTTCATTTTTTGATACATTAAATAGAGATGACAATTACAATATTATTGTTAATTTTAACAATAGTCGAGCAGGAGCAGATAGAACTAAATTAACTTTTAGTGGTTGTAAATTTACAAATATTAATTATGACTCTTCTATCGGTAGCAATAAAACTGCGACTTTAAGTTTTGATTTTGATCTTGATCCAGATTTTGGAAGAAGAGGACTATTTGTTAGTGGAAATATATTATATGGCGTTTTAAATAATCAAAAGAAAGTATTGATATTTTAATTTTTAATATATATAATATAGTGTAA